AGAGAATCTTATCAATGCGATGTTAGGTGCTGATGATATTGAATTTAGAATAATCTTTTTTCATAAACTACAGGAGCTCATGCGCCGTGTCCCATAAAGAAGATAAAATAAATCCGTCTTACTATAGAAAAAAAATTCAAGTAACTGATTTTATTATTGAATATGACATGGGTTTTTTGGAAGGAAATATTGTTAAGTATATTTCCAGGTACAAATCAAAGAATGGCATTGAAGATTTAAAAAAAGCTAAATGGTATTTAGATAAACTAATAAAACAAAAGGAGAAGAAATGAAGAAATCGAATTCACCCTACTCAACGATTGCTGTAAGGCATGAAGTACATGCAAGGCTAAAAAAATTAGCACAGAAAAGATATCAATCAATTACAAAGTTGATAGAGCAATTAGTTGAGATGGAAGAGACAAGAGAAAAAAGTGGTAAAAGGAGAGGAGTATTCAAATGAACGAACACATAAAAAATTATTTGTTTTGGATGTGGTTTAATATTGTGCGTATTTATTTTGATAAAGTTTTACGTAAACCACAAAAATCAGTTATCTTTATAATTAAGTATGCACCAAGAAAGTTACGAGACCGAACATTGAATAAATTATTTTATTCTAACCCAGCAGCTTTTAAAATATTTACAGAACTGGTGGAGGCAATTGATGAGTAATTTTATGTTTTGGCATTTTGTTGCCATAATTGGAGTATTTGTTTTGGGATATCTTTTAGGTGGATGGCGCATACGACGAGTATACGAAGCTCGCCTGGAAGAGGAATATAATAAAGGTTTACGTGATGGAGATCCAGAGTGGCGAGCAAGAAAAAACGGAATGTAGAAAAGTGTTTACGTGCTGCACTGGAGAAGATTAGTAAAAAAGCCGTACGGGAACCCCGTACCGCGCGCGAAGTCGCCGATCGATTGTTATGGGAGAGACTTAGAATTATTATTTGGAGGAGATATGAAGTTAGAGGATTTGAACAAGAAACCATGTCCCGCGTGCAAGGGTAATGGGTATATTCGTCTTACGTTCGAAACAGAAAAGGCTACGCAAGAATGTCAAACATGCGAAAGCCAAGGAGAAATTTGGGTTCGACGTGTACCGCGATCCGTGGTTCAAAAGCAACGAGAAAAGAAGCAAATTCATTGATTCGTGTCCCGTGGTCAGTGTTCAACAAGGAAAACCTATACCTTTTTAAAATTTTAATATAAAATTAACTTGTAGATGGGGTTTTTATTCTTTTTCACCCCGTCTACATTGTTATAAGTTATTGTGCACTTGATAATTTTCAGGTATACAATTAAGACTGTTAACGGCTGAACCGATATGGTGGCTAGGAGGCAGTTTATGAGTGATGATATTTTACTGGAAGCGCAAGCGAATGTCATCGATGCTCTTTTGGAGGGATTAGCACCAAAAGATTTTTCCTCTCGGTGCACCCTCCTACTAAATGATTTTAAATTTATTGATCATCAAGCAGCTTCTAAATACATTAATAAAAAATTAAAGGAGAGACATGGTAACAACGTCCTCACATTTACCTCAAAGTCCAATTAAGGAAGTCTACACCTGTCCTGATTGTAATAAAGTTCACGTTACATTTTGGGGAGAAGAGGCTAAAAGAATTTATAATCAAGTTGAATGGGAATATATTGTTGGTCAAGGGTTAAAGGCATTAAAAAAAATTACAGAAATAATGCCTATATCTGATGATCCAAAAGTATTTTAAAGTTCTGTCTATATAAGTAATTATTTTGAAAAAAATATTTTTTTACTTTTTGCTCAAATTTGAGGTAACACAGGTAACATTTGGCTACAACATGCAGAAAACAAAGAAAAAAGTGTTACTTATGGTGTTACCTGAGAGACTTTTTTTCAGGTAACAGGTAACAGTGACAAACCTTCTTGGTATCGCGCGCGGGGCAAAAAAGGTAAAATTTTTAAATTTGAAAAAAATACTGTATAAGGGATAAACTATGAAAAAATCAAATATTGTTGAAATAACTCCTCAACAAAGAAAATTTTGTGAGTTAATTATTATGTACGATGGCGAGTGGACTGCAACTCAATGCGCTATTGAAGCAGGATATTCTGAAAAGTCTGCCAGGGTAATTGCAAGTCAATTACAAAATAGAGAGAAGTATCCAAAAGTTTATGACTATTTATTAGAGTTAAGAGAAGAACAACATAAAAAATATCATGTCAATTATAATCGTCACATGAGAAGGCTTGCAAGTTTATCAAAAGCAGCAGAAGAAAAAGGCAATTATACGGCAGCTGTTAGTGCTGAAGTTTCAAGAGGAAAAGCAGCAGGTTTGTATGTTGATAGAAAAGAAATTTTGACTGGTTCAATTGATAGCATGCCAAAAGCAGAAGTTGAAAGAAGACTTGCTGACCTGAAAAAAAGGTTTCCAAAAGTTGTAAATGCTATTTCACGTGAAAAGAAAACAGAGGATGAAAGAGAAGAACATTTGGAAAATAATTCGACTTAACAGTAACATTGTTAAGTGGGACAGAGTTGAGTCTAAAACATCTCCTGGAATACCTGATTTACATGGATTTTTTAAGGATAATGAAACAGGCTTTGGACACACATTTTGGGTCGAATTAAAATTAACTAAGACTAACAAAGTTTTGTTAAGTTCTAAGCAAATTGCATGGCATCATCGGTATGAAAAGTATGGCGGAACATCTTTTATCTGCGTTAAGGCCCTCTTACAGAGGTCACTGCTGATATATGTGGGAAAAAGGGCCACGGAGCTCGGGGAAAAAGGCTTGAAGCTCGCCCCAGATCTGGTCATGACCGAAACGTGGTCCGAGGATCGCTTTGCGCAGCTCGTAAAAATACGCCAAAAATACGCCAAACCCTACGCCCCTATATAGATTGATTTAACACACCTGGTGTGCCGCTGTCACCGCTCAGGAACCTTTAAAATATGGCAGAAATCCGCTAAAAATTACCCTGAAGCCCACGCTGAGGCTGCCACGGCACCTGGAAGCCCGGAAAAAATACGCTGACTTTTCGCCTTTTTCCGGGCTTTTATATAGATTTAGTTACCATCCCAGGTGCAGCTGAGCCTGCGCCGCTGGGGAAAAATAAATTTTTAATTGGTTGACTTATAAGAAGTTATAACTATATTCTTAAATGGAGTTACTGAACTGGTAGGGCTAATACCTGAGACATGCTTAAGAGTAGCTCCCGAGTCGCGGGGCTCGTTCCCTCCCGCAGAAAAAGGGGTCATATGTTTACAGTAAAAGAAGCGTGGGCGCTGGTCGGGGGCTTGTCTAAGCCTTCCAAGATGCCAGGTCATGGCTACGGATTAAGTGCCAAGGATTGCAAAACAGGAAGTAAATTAAGAAAAATTGCCAATAGTGTTTGTTCTGCTTGTTACGCGTTAAAGGGTCGTTATGTTTTCCCGAATGTGTACGAGGCGCACCAGCGCAGATTAAAATCAATTGAAAATAAATTATGGGTTGAGGCTATGGCTTCGTTAATCAATTGGTATAAAAAGAAATCAAATTATTTTAGATGGCACGATAGCGGGGATCTTCAGGGCGTGGCTCATTTAAAGAAAATTGTTGAAGTGTGCAACAAAACGCCGGGCGTGATGCACTGGCTGCCAACGCGTGAAGCTGGTTTTGTTAAAGAATATAAAAACAAATATGGTGAGTTCCCGAAAAATTTAGTTGTTAGGCTTTCTGCAACAATGGTCAATGGCGTCCCGCATAAATCTCATGGGCACAGCTCCACGGTTGTAACCAGCGAAGACCTGGCAACGTCACACCTATGCAAAGCATATAAGCAAGGCAATGAATGCAAGTCTTGTCGGGCGTGCTGGGATCCAAAATATCCCGACATAGCATACTTAAAACATTAGGGGGAACGATGCCGAAAAAATACGCTGACTTTTCGCCACGTCTGTGGCTTTATTATACATTACGCAGGTCACCAGCGGCAAATTTTATCGTTGTCAAGCTCAAAGAATCGGCAGAAAACAGCCATTTTTTAGGAGCCTCTAAACCTGAAACGTCGCCTCCACCTGGGCTTCTGTGGAAAAATACGTTGAAATATCGCCGTTTTCTGGGGTTTCTTATAGATCCGTGGCCCTGTCCCAGGCATGGGTTACACGCAGCTGTGGTGCAGCTATGATGTTTTTCTTTATCACCTTTATTATTTTGGTTGCAGTCGGTCGCAATCCTTTCGTTGCGTTCCTTTTTGCTAGTTTGTTCGCACTATTCTTCGCGGTTCATGGGTTCTTGTCGTGAAAAATACATTAGTTATTCGCCATTCGTTTGGTCTTTATATAGATTAGGCACCCCCAGGGCACCTGGGCTGACCTGGAATGATTAATTTTTTCCTGTCATCAGAATTTTTGGAGATAAAATTAAATGAAAAAATAAATTATTATTATCTTTACTTATAATTAATTATAAGTAGATTGGTATTTGTATTAATAGTTAATACTAGCCTTAAACGATTAAACTAAAGGAGTTACAATCATGGCAAAAAAATTAAATGCTTTTGAAATAAAGTTATTGCTTGAGTACAGACAGTACCAAGATATTAAAAACCTTGCAGACAAAAAGTGTAAGGAATTACAAAAACAAGTTTATCAATTAATTGATGATAAAAAACTAACTGAAAAAGAAAATTTTATTTTTTCTCATAATAATAATGTTTTCTCAATTAGTTCAGTAAATAGATCGTTAACTGATATGAAACAAGTAAGAGAAATCTTGACACAGAAAAAGATACAAATTCCAGTTAAGAGTTCAAGTTACTATGCTATCAAAAATGTTACTAACTCTAAAGAAACAGAGCAACAAATTGAAGAGCAACTAGGGAGAATAGCTAATGCCTAATGATCTAGTAACTGACTTACAAAACTTAAGAAATTTAACAAACACTACAAATACTAACCGCTCAAATAGAGCGGTTAACAACAGAGAGAACTCGTTTAATTTACATAAAAGCGACAATCAAGATGTAGATTGGCAATTGGTTGCTAGTTATCTTGATAGTGAAATGTTTTCTTTCATACTAAGGAATAGAGATAACGAAATAATAAAAGACTTTGGTATTCAACTATCATCTAATCTAGCTAATAAGTTTGGGTTAACAAGATAATGTTTATTATCTACGATACTAAAACTAAAGTTAATAGGGGTTGGGCAACAACTAAAGAACAAGCTCAACTCTTATTAAAAGAGTTATCTCATAAATGGTATTACAAATATCTTGTAATTAAATAATCTAGGAAAATGGAGATGGTATTTTCTACCATCTCCACACACTCTTCTGCCAGCGTAACCAGCTCTCCTGAAATAATCCTCGACTCACACGCCCCCACATCTAGTAGTTATTACATTTAGATATACACGATCTAGAGTCCCAACTCGATTTTGTCAGAAATAATCCCTTAAAACGACGCCACCCCCCTCTCCCCCCTATACATTGTGGGCATGCACGTAGTGTGTAAGTTTTACACAAACGAATATATATGCTAAACATCACAGAAAAATGGATTACGATCAAATTACTTATTCAGAAGCTGAAGACTTAATTAAAAAATTAGAACTTAAAAAAGCTGAAATAGAAACGTCACATCATTCAAGAGAAGACTATTTGTCTTTTGTACGTGCCGTATGGCCAGAATTTATTGCAGGGTATCATCATAAAAAAATTGCAGAAAAATTTAATTTAATCAAAGAAGGCAAGTTGAAACGCTTAATTGTTAATATGCCACCACGTCATACAAAATCAGAATTTGCTTCTTTTCTTTTTCCTGCTTGGATGATGGGACACAATCCGAAGTTAAAGATTATTCAAACCACGCACACAGCAGAACTATCTTATCGTTTTGGTCGTAAGGTACGTAACCTTATGGACTCAGAGGATTATAAAAATATTTTTACAGACATACAATTATCACAAGATTCGAAGGCAGCGGGCCGTTGGGAAA